GGAGAAGTACTATGACAAACTATGATTTGGATGCTTGGGAAGATGCTTGGGTCGACAAGAATTTCAAGGTCTATGAGCCTCACCAAGATGATTACGTTGTTGTGGGTACTGAAGAGCGGGGTGTCGGCAGGCCCATGTCTGAGCCATCTGATATACGTGATGTTACCTCGACAGGTCGTAAGCGAGCTGCAATGATGTACCCAATATTTAAGGACATGGTGTGTGAGTGGGCAGGATTAGCTAAGGCCGGTGGCGGTGTCGAGCCTATCATCGGTTGTGCCAGCAATATTATCCAACCCAACAAGGGCCCCGATAAGGGTGACCGGCATCATGGGCCCGACAAGAACGTGATCAACAACAGCCCAAACAATGTGCACCGTATTTGTGCGAAGTGTCACAACAGGTGGCACGCTTTGAACAATAAATATTATGGCCCGCGGCCTCCAGCCGATGAGCCATTTGTTCCTCTTGAAGAACACGATTGGGAATACCACGACTCGACGTCGAAGGCAGACCCAGGCCAGATAGAAAAAAACGAAGAATGGTGGTCAAACAAACACAAATTGCTTGTGAATGTTGACACCGAATAACATAGTACGCTAGTATCCAAATTGAAAGGACGGAATGACATGTATTTATGGATTGACCTTGAAACTACCGGGCTAGACCCGGACGATGATCGCATTATTGAAGTTGGCTGGATGCTGACCGACCCCCACGAAATTGTGGAGCCGGTTCAGTCAGTAATCATCACACCAGACAAAATGGCGTGGGAACTGATGCAGCAAGACTTATTTGTGCAGACAATGCACACTGAAAACGGTTTGATCAAAGACATGGAGTCTTTTGGCACCCTCATGGTTGAAGATGCTGAAGATCAAATACTTGAGCTGCTTGACAAGCACGACATTGAAACCGCAATTCTGTCGGGAGCAAGTGTTCACTTCGACAGAGGTTTTATCAAAAATTGGATGTGGCGTTTAGATCAGAGGCTTAGCCACAGGCATTTTGATGTCAGTACTCTGCGGATGTTTTTTGACGGCCAGGGTTTTCACTCTTACGGTGAACGCACACGCCCGACAGTTCACAGAGCTTTGGAAGATGTCGAAGACGCATACAAATTGTTTTGCACGTATGCTGAGCTGACTCAGGAGCTGGAGCACAGCTACAACAACAGGACGGACAGCCTCGATGCCTAGTGTTAGCCATTCAGAGGTAGACAGTTACCTGTTGTGCCGCAGAAAGCATTACTACGGCTACGGGATGAGCATTCAGCGCATCAACACGAGCCACAGTTTGGCGATGGGTACGGCAGGGCACGCCGTCCTTGAAACCTTTTACAAGTATTTGTTTGAGAGTGGCGACACTTACGAAGACCAACTTGTAGCGTTCGATCAGGGTGTCGTGTTGGCTGAGCACAAGTACCAGGAAATTGTTGATGACGGGTTTGAGGATGCTAGCAACAGGGCCTCGCTGCGTGACGTGCTATTCCATGAAGAGTGGGGTTACTTCGCTAACGAATACATGGTAAAGAACGGTTGGCAAGTGTTGGCTGTCGAGCAAGAGTTTAGTTTGATGTATGACGAAACAACAGAAGGCAGCTACCCTTTCGTAATTGACCTCATCATGCGGGACAAAGAAGGAAACGTAGTTGTTGTCGATCACAAGTTTGTGTACGACTTCTACACTTCTAACCAAACAGATCTTCAGCCACAAATTCCGAAATACATCGGCGCGTTGCGTGCTTTGAACTACCCAGTAGCTTATGGTGCATATAACATGTTGAGGACTCGGAAGCTGAAGACACCCGAAGCAAGTTCGATGCAGTACTTTATGCCTTTCAAACCTAACGCTGAACGTGTGTTGAATACGTTTGCGGAGCAGATTGGTGTGGCTGCTGAGATACAAGCTCTCAAAGAACTAAATATTGAAGATCAGAGCAAACGTGCCTACCGCACAGCCAACAAGATGGTGTGCCAGTCATGCTCTTTCAAAGATATTTGTTCTACTGAGTTGGTGGGTGGCAACACTGAGCTTATGCTCAAAACTGAATATAAAGTACGTGAACGACGATCTTTCGTCACAACTAATAATGAAGGAATAACTAATGAGTAATCGCCTTGATGAACTGATGTCGAGAATGGCTGACCTTGGAACAGAGAAAGTAGCTAAGAATCTGATGGCAATGCTTTATGGCAAGCCTGGAACTGGCAAAACTGTCCTATCTGTCGCTCTGGCAAAACAAATTGTAAAACCCGGCCAAAAAGTGTTGTACATCGACACTAAAGAAGGTTGGGTATCACTACAAAACCACGAAGGATTGTTATCTGATGTGGTACGGATGAACTATAAAAAGTTTGCCGACTTCGCTGTCCTCGCCAACGCAATAGCTAAAGGTGACAACGGCTTAGACAAAGTGGGAGCTGTCGTCATCGATGAGTACTCGACTGCAGCAGACATGCTGTTGGATGAGCTTTATCGTGAAGATGTGGGCGCTACAAGTGATGAGATCCCGACAGGAGTGTTGGATGCTCGCTTGTACATGCCCCTCGGCGACGCCTGTCGCAAGGCTTTGGAGATGTTTCAAAACCTGTCTGGGGTACACGTTATTCTTATCGCACATGAGCGGGAGATCGTGGACCACCGCAAGATGAAGGTCATCAAGCCTGGCTTCTCCCCTAAGAACGGTGATGGGCTACAAAAGCTCATGCACGTAACGGCACACGTTACCACCGAGATCAAAGGCATTGGTAAGAACACTTCTTACGAACGCCAGGTGCAATCGCACCCCTCGGCACTTGTCGATGCGAAATCACGCATTGGTGGGCTGCCCCTTATGACTTCACCCGAAGAGTTTATTGCTGTAGTCAGTGACTGGCTGAGCAATGATTCTGTGGGTGTTGTAGCTGAAGCCAAAACCTTGGCTTCGGATGAACTGCCTGACGAAGGCGTGCCCGTTGCTGAAGGTTATACTGAAGACGACGAGCCCGCATTTGTGGGCGAAACTAACTGATAACACTGAAAAGGATAGAAAAATGGGAATGTTGGATGATTACGGAATTGATACTTCCGAAATTGAAGCACCATCGTATGACCTCCAGGACGGGATCTATGAGATGACTGTCGGAGATGTCTATGTCAAGCAGGGAAGCCAAGCTTACCCTGACCGATCATGGGTCATCATCGAGTACCTTGTAGGTGAAGAGGGCAAGAAGAAGAGTGAGCTCTTTGAACTTCCCGCTGACCCCGAGAACATCACGGACAACGAACGCCAGAAGCTTGGCTACTATGTTGCTCGCCTGCTGGGCCTTGGTGTCGAGCGTGCCGCCGTCAACGACATTGATCGTGACGACCTGATTGGTCTTCGTGGAACCCTCCAGTTGTATTCCAACGCTGGTAAGGGCAAGAACGCTGGTAAGATGTTCCAGAACATCAAGAACGTGAAGATCACCGAAACTTCTGCTGCCCCCCAGCCGGCGCAGAAGAAAGCCCGCCAGACCGCAGCTAGTAACCCCTTCGCTTAACTAGCTCGGCGGGCAGTGGCCCCGGAGGTTTTACCTCTCTCTACTCCGGGGCCACACCCCACCAAGGACGGATGATATGACTGACGCAACATCGGAACTGAGAGAGTTCTATAACTACATTTGGGGTGAGAACCCTACTGTAGAAACAATTACGTTTGTGTACTTGCCTGTCGAGCACGAGGGTAAGTGGACACCTTACATGTTTGAATGGCCTCGGCAACGCGAAGGCGTGATCCGACACACGCTCAAATGGTCTGCTATCAAAGCTAATGTGTTCTACTCACCTGCTTTGTTCAAGGCGGCTAACCCCGCTAAGGAGAACGTGTTGGGTAGTTGGATGTTGTGGGTAGACTTTGACGGCAACGCACCTAAAGAGTGGGCGCAAGAAGAGGAAGCTGGCAGTATTTTTATACCGCCGCCAACACTTATTGTTCAGTCATCCATTGAAGGGCATGAGCATTGCTATTGGAAGCTGAATGAGTTTGTGTCGGATATTGAAGAGCTGGAAGATAAAAACAGGGCATTAGCCTATGTGATGCACGCTGATACGTCAGGCTGGGACGCAGATCAAATACTTCGACCCATTCGTACCACTAATCACAAACGCAATATGCCCGTGATTGTGAAGGAGTGGGAACGTGAAGAGCAGTTATAGTCTTGAGGACTTTGCTCATGTGCCGTCGGCACGAAAGATTGTTAGTACTGATTTAGTTTTTGGTGCTTTGCCCTCGCTGGAGGACGTGCGAACACTGGCTAAGTGGACGCCCGAACTGGCAGACAAGTTCAATCGTGATGCCAAGTACTTCTCTGGGCCACCTAAAAAGGATCGTTCGGCTGCCATGTCGGAGCTGGCCCATCTGGGGGCTGAGCTGGGTTGGCAGGACGATCAGATTGCTGCGATTCTTTATGATGCTGATGACCGTTGGGGTAAGTATAAGCATCGCCGTGACCGTGACCGCAGGCTTACTGACTTTGTGAATCGTGCCCGACAGAAGCATGGTTACAATTCGTTGGAGAATGTTGACCTTACTAAACTGATAAGTTCAGCTAATCAGACAGCTCCTGTGATGGGGGAGTCGAAGCTGGTTTATGGTTACCAAGACTTTGTTGATGCAGAGTTCAAGATTGAATGGGTCTTAGACGGGCTCCTGGCCCAGGGTGGCTTCGGTTTGATCACTGGGTACCCCGGTACAGGCAAGACACAGTTATCTATCGCTCTTGGGGCGCACATGGCCTTGGGGGACAAGAAGTTTCTTACTTGGAACAACGTGGCGGGTAATAAGAAGGTGTTGTTTCTGTCGTTGGAGATGTCAGCAGCCCCATTGAATCACTTTATGGCAACTATTGGTAAGGGCTACCCGGATAAGAATACTTTGAACCGTAACTTCCTGGTTGCCCCGTTCGGGACACCTATCAACCTGGACACACCCGAAGGTCAAGTGTTCTTCGACCAGATAATGAATGACTGTATGCCAGACATTCTCGTTATCGACTCGTTACAAAAGGTGAGCTCTAGAGAACTGACAGACGAGCAAGGGGTCAAGAACCTTATCCACTACCTCTCCACGGTGAGGGCCAAGTATTTGTGTGCGATGGTAATGATTCACCACAACCGCAAGAAAGCAAACGACGGGCAAAAGAAAGGTGTGGAACTGTCGGATGTGTACGGGTCCACTTACATCACTACAGACGTCGACTTCGTGCTATCCCTCAAAGTAATTGAAGGTAACCTGCTGCAAGTAGACACGCTCAAGAACCGGCTCGGGCCCACCTTTGAGCCGTTCACAATTACCCGCAACCCTGAAAACCTCAGCTTCTCGACAGACATGGGTAAAGTATTCAACCAATTTGCAAAGGACAACGACTTTGAACTTTGATGACATAGAAGAGGAAAGCGTCAAAGTTTTACAGGTTTTGTACGACAACCCTGATGCAGTGATAGCAGTGGACACTGAAACAACAGGTTTAAGTGTTGCCAGTAAAGAACATGTGTGCATTGGTATCAGTATTGCCACTGTGATCGACGGTAACCCCATCAGCCATTACTTCCCGGTCCAGCATAAAGTTGGTGAGAATGTTAGCAAATCAACTTTAGACAAACTAAAGTATGTGCTTGAGCGGACGGGCACTGTACTTGTTTTTTGTAACGCACAGTTTGATCTGCTGTCGCTTGAAACAATCGGAATTATAGCTTCAGAACTATATTTTATTGACGTTCCGACAGTTGCTCACCTTATCAACGAAAACAAACCATACAACAAAGGCTTAGATTCTTTAGCAGCTTTTTACCTCAAAGATGAGGGCAAAGTAAAAGACGTTGAGATTGACAAAGAGAAGAAAACAGGTTGGGCTAACACCACCTGGCAGATGATGTGGGACTATGCAGTCAGGGACGCCGAACTAACCTGGAGGCTATGGGATTTACTTCGTCAAATACCTGATTGGCAAGCGCTACCCGAAGAGATATGGCCTCACAAACAAGATCTTGTACGTGTGCTCCTGTCGATGAAACGACACGGTGTACACATTGATGTACAACTTGCCCAGAAGTATGTACAACTGGGGGAAGGGCACATGGCTCGGATAGAAAAAAGCTTGGGGATCAACCCGGCTAGTCCAAAGCAGATGAAAAAGCTCCTTATTGATGACTTGGGGTTACCGGTTGTAAAGAGTAGCGTCAAAACGGGGGCACCTAGTTTCGACAAACAAGCCATGTTAGCTTACGATTCGATGCTGGAAAAGCTCGAAAACCCTGTTGCGAAGCAAATAAAAGAGTTCAGAGGCTGGCAAAAAGCCGTCAGCGCCGCGTACAGGCCCTATCTTGACCTACTTGATGTGGATGGTCGACTTAGGTGCAGTTATCGCCTCCACGGGACCGCTACGGGGCGTCTTTCTTGCGCCGAACCCAATTTGCAGCAAATACCCAAATCATCCGACAAACCATGGAACGGAAAAGTTAAAGACTGTTTTATTCCCGAACCAGGCTGGAAACTAATCAACGCAGACTTCAGCCAACTCGAACTACGCCTAGCCACAGCCTACGCAGGAGAAGAAGAACTCAAAACAGTATTCAACGAGGGCAGGGACATCTTCACAGAGATGTCAAAACAATTAGGCATGTCACGCCACGAAACCAAAACACTTGTGTACTCAATGCAATACGGTGCCGGTGAGCAAAGACTCATGGACGCCTTCAACGTCACCAAAGCCGAATCAAAAGCGATCAGGCAAAACTATTTCACCACCTACCCAAACTTTCGCCAATTCAACGAACGATGCACAGCCAAAGTAGAACAGTCAGGGAGAATCAAAATATGGACCGGTAGAGAACGACACTTTGAAAACCGTAACGACGGATACAAAGCAATGAACAGTGTTATCCAAGGAGGAGCAGCTGACATTGTTGAGCGGATCATGGTCAAATGTTTTAAAGAATTGGAAGGCCCGGACTGCCGTATGTTGCTTCAAGTACACGACTCCATTACATTTGAAGTTAAGGAATCCGCAGTACCCCAATACATGAATAAGATACGGACAACAATGGAAGACGTAAACTCGGTGACGGGTGATGTCAACTTTGATGTTCGATTTGCAGTCGAGGTAGATAGCTGGGTTCCTGAGGAGGAAAACTAATGA